CTTTCTAACTTCAACATTATCAGAAAGTCTAATTAGTTTAGTATCAGTTGTTTTATTGTGAATAATAAATTGCGTATCTTTAAACTCTTGAAACATTTTAGTCCATATTGGTCTCCAGTTACGAGTCAATCTTTCGGTATTCATATTATCTCTATCAGATGGCAAATATAAATCTGTGCTTGATGTAATATCAAAAGCAAAAATAGAATCAAATCCATACATATGAATCTCATCACATTTTAGTTTGTTAGCAGTATAGTGTGTTGCCATATGTCCACAATTAAAATCTGTATAATTTTTTACATATGATGGTAATACGGTGTAAAATTCTTTTATATGACTTGCCCACTTAAGGCGAAGATTAGGATTTATTTCTAGATAATGTTTTGGTCTATATCCTAAAATCCAATCGCCGGTTGGAAATACACTTCCCTCATTCATTGCTTTCATCATTTTGAAATCAACTAAACATGTTGCGTATGCATCTTCAATTGCAAATGGAGGAAGATTACATGTAATTTTAATCCCCTTTGTAGGTTTGTACATTTGCGCGTTATCGCCATTACCAATTACGTGAACTATTCTGCCCATTAGTGATACCAGTAATCCTTAATCCATTTTTGAGGTTCATATGTTTTAACCGGAGTAGTAACAGTTTGTTCAATAGCTTGTACTATACTCGGTCTTCCATGAAAACAGACAATTGAAACGTCTTTTTCAGGTGGTCCTGGATATATATCATACTTATAAGATTTTAATTTGCCTGGAAATTCATGCTGAAGAAGTTTGCGGGCCCATGGATTAATTTTAGTATTCAAGTATTCGCCATCACCCCTAAATTGATTTTTTATATTAGAATAGTTCATAATAAAGTCGATATAAAGATGCGAGTTTGCGTCATGATCCCAAGCCATAACACCAGTTTGTAAGACGTTTTTTAAATGTGGTTGCCATGAATTAACACCGCCGACGTCTTCAATTCCCATAAACCATGGATTATAATTTATAAGCCAATCAATATTACTGGTAATAATAGTATCTAAGTCAAAATAAAGGACATTGTCTCCAACTTTCATAGTTGGATCGAACATCTGTAGTTTATTCCACCATCCATCAAATCCTGGTTTTAGTTTCATTGTTTCAATACCAGGAATATCTTTATCACTATAGCATACAAAACGAAATGGAACAGTGGTGTTACGTTCTACCATTGACTTAAGATTATAAACATAGTCAACTGAAAACTTATCACCCCACCATACGCAAACAACAGTTTTCATTAAAAACCCTTTTCAATTACATAATTTTCATTGTATCCATGCTTAGCGGCACAACCCTTTTCATGTTGAATAGTTGTAAATGTATCTTTACATTCTACTGGCCATGGATAATACTCTTCTAACCATGGGAAATTTTCTAGGCGAATAAAAACATCTGTAGGTTCTGCCTTAGTTTTGGCTGCTTCAATAAACTTTTTAGCGCCTGCCGTAGTAATACGATACGCATGTGCACCCGGAAGATACGGTTTTGACGTAAGAGAATTTACTCCAAGTTTTTTAGGAGTCTTAAACTTGCCATAAGAAGGTGCTCCTAAGTTGATACATCCTTTAAAATTAATAAAATCAGGGATATTCTCCACAACGACGGCATCATGTTCAAAAATAGTAATTTCATGCCCAAGTTCTACGCACTTTTTCCATAATGAATAATGGGAGTAAAATGCTGCCATACAATTTTCAAGTCTAGAATATTGCTCATTGAACCTAGAAGAATCAATTCCTTCTTTTTGAAACAATAATTTGATATTATCTGCAGGAGTAGTGGCTGCCCACATATGACAATCCATTCGGAATTTCTTTGCAGATTCTATACAACGATTTGCTACGGTGCAAGATCTATCATTAGACATAATAGTGATAACATAGGATTGGGTTTTGCTGATCATAATGTAGTTGTCGAGGGTAAACCCTGCACTCCTGTATAGAATTTCTTTGTTATGCCTAATGTAGAAATCAGTTGTCGGCACATAATAGCATCGTTTGGCCAAAGCCCATATTCCTTTACCAGCTCTAGCATTTTCTTTGCTCCTTCTGGTTTTATTATGTATGCTGAATTTCCAGCAAGTCCTTGTGGGATGTTAAACTCATCGATCCAAGGGACAAGTTGATACGGTAAAGGATTTTCTATAATCTTATCATGATATATTTTAGCACGTCTAGTCGCACCTATAGGATTATTAATCCCAAGGATTTGGGCTTTTGTGCCACTTGGATCGAAGTCGATCTTATTAATAAAGTAAGCATCGTGTTCTAAAATAAGAATCGGTTCTGTAATACTAGCTAATGTCCATAGGGCATAATGGCTACATGCGCAAGCAATTCTGGACTTTGGATTCTTAGTTGTGTATGCAGATTTCTTTAATCCAGTGGCGAAATCGTTCACTTCACCTTGCCACGGATAATTCCAAATTAAGTTAGCGATCTTTAGAAATGAATCTACATTTTCTGCAGTAACAGCATCCCATCTAATAATGTCAAAGTCGTTACCTACCGCTTTAGAAGACTCGACGAGTCTAGTATATCCTAACTCGGATATTTCATTCCCAGGAATGACTATTGCAAGAGCTTTCATATTAAACCTTTTGAAATACTACATATCCAACATTAGTTGTTCCATGTTCTATTTCTTTAAAATTATTTTTTTCGGCCCACGATTTAAGGCATTGGTATAAACAATTATTATTTACGCCCATGAGCATACTAGTATCGTGAGCAAGAATATACTTGTTAGTATTTTTTCCATATAGTCTCAATTCTTTTTCCATATGGGATGGAACGTGATATGAATCAATGACCAACATATCAACTGTAAATAAAGTTGTTTGCAAATATGTTTTAGTTTTAGAACTAGTCGAATCGCCTTGCTCTACACTTAAATTTATTCCATTTATTGCACAATATTTTGTCGCAATAGGATCTAAAAATTTTTTATATCGACTCATATCAATATCAAGAAGATAAATTTTTTCAGGTTTACTAAGCATAGCAACAGATGCTGTACCTCCCTGGTGAGTACCCAATTCGAGATAACTTTCACAATCTTTCATATATTTAGCAATTGCATCATGAATTTGGCAATAGTCAAATCCGTGTGCTTCTTCTTGCTGTCTACGAATTTCAGAGTTGAATTCCTCTAAAGTTATAACATGTTCTAAGTCAGAATTAATCATTTACTTTCCAGTAATTTCTAGTTGCGCCAGATTCAAATGTAAAGCCCCATTTATCAATATCAATTTTAAATCTTTTCTCAATCATCTCATAAGATTCATCATCATAATATGACCTATAGTCATCTGAATATGTTCCCTTATTAATAAGAGGTATTGTGACATTTTTTCCTAAATATAAACTAATATCATTATTTAGATTTTCATATCTTATAATATCTATTTCAGTTTTATTGCCCGATATTACCCACCGATTTTGTTCAGCCCAGTGTTTATAAGGAAAATCCCTATAAAATGAAGGAGTCATGATCCACTCATGACTCCTTTTTACATATTCTTTAAATGATAAATTTTCATATTCATCAGTAAGTTGTGGATAAATTTTATGTGAATAATTATACATTGAAACAATTCGTGACCATGGATTTCGTACTACAGCAAATTTTTTATTAAAAGATGATATAACATTTAGATCTAAGTGTTGATACGGCAAATGCTTATAGGTTATTTGCCTAAATGTTTTAGTACCTTCTATTTTTTCTATTTTTTCTATTTTCTTATAGTCTTCTGATGCATGATTATATGAAGTACGTTCCACTAACCCAGACTCGTAAATAGCATTTCCAGCGCTTTTAGGGATGTGGATAAAAAGAGGTTTAGACATACTTCATAAGTTCTTCAACATTTTCACCTTGGGCTGGCAATTTATCCTTTAAGAAAAAATGTACAAAATAACATTCTTTAATCTTAGTATTTGCAGTATACAAACCATTCCATTGCCAACTTAGATTTTTTACCTTTACGTTTTCTTCTTTAATAAAAACGTTCAGTAGAGTTTGATCTGTAGACCACTTCCATGCTCCAGCCCCATCAATAAAAGCTTTAAATCTTGGTCGCCGAAGAAATTGCATAGGCGTTTCTCCGTTTAAATACTTTTGAAATGATTTATTAAGAACCATAATTCCCATATTGTAGAAATCAGCCCCTGAAGCATTCCAATTGAAAAGACTATTCAATGAAAGCATACCATATTGCATTTTTGAATAGTTGGCAATTTTAGTTTTATATTGAAGTGTAATAGGCATATCGCGTTCAAGAACAGCTGCAAAATCATATTCTGGAGTTACTTCATCAAAAATTGATGGAGCATCTTCGCGAATATAAACATCAGCATCAATGATAGCAACTTGATCATATGACTTGAGATAAGTAAAGGCGTTTTCCTTCTCATAAATCGGAAGGAACCCGCCATGCTTTTCATAAGACTCTTTACTGCGATTCGTCATAAAAACATCAGGTTTAATCATAAGAATTGGCGTGCGTTGAATTTCATAGTCAGCGCCAATTCTTTTTGCATATGCCTTTACACTATTCGTGCAATGATCATACAACTTAGACCGTTTACCAATATAAACCTGATAGATTATTTTTTTCATTAGAAGTTATCCAAAATTTCTTTAGCAATTTCACAAGATTCTTTATATCCTGTTCGAAACCGATTACCTGTAGTACCATTATCAATATACCATTGTAGGTTATCTATGATACCAGTTTTACGTTTATCATCCATTTTATAATCGCGAACAATTTCTTCCCATTGATAGCGAAGATTTAGTAGATCAAATACGTGCATTTTTTTACATCCGTTGTTTTGTACCACGTTCATAACTCCAAGGAACTTGCCAATCAAAGCATTTTACAGGTTCATAAAAACTCTTAACAAGACGATCATAAGGAAGAACCATAAAATGGATTTTCATTACGAGTCTTTCGGTAGGTTCATCATTTACTACACCATGGAACTGGTTAACGTTCAAAAGCATAGGACTTGTATATTCATGACTAGCTAGTTTATTTCCGGCAAAATGTGGATTTCTATGATTGTCTTCATAAAGATCAATCTTACATCTACCCCTCAACGGAACATTAATAGAACCACATGCTCTAATAAAAGATGCGCTGTGTGGTGGCAAAACGTTTCCGGGTTGAACGCGAATGAAGTCAAACTTAAGAACATGCTTAAACTCCATAATATCAACTTGCGATCCCATGGACTTTAATAGGCGTTCTGTATAGTTTGCTAGCCAAATGAAATCATCATATTGTTTAGGAATACCATAATCCACATGATATGTTTGGATCTTCGCTTTTCCACCAGCAATATTATCATCATAATAATCATTATCGATTCGTGCAGAGAAAAAATCGTCTAGTTCTTTTTTCTCTGCAGAATGGTCATAGTTGACTTCATATAACCTATTTGGATATTCATATTTAAATATTTCCCGTGACATATTCATAAACCTCTTTCCAGTTTTTTACGAGGGCGGATGGACCAGTATAATCCATGTTGAAACCGTGTTCCATAATGACAGAATCTAGTCCCATTTCATAGCCAAGATCTGCATTCTCGACTTTATCTTCAATCCAGATATCATATGAATTTCGGTATGGTTCTAGTGCTTCATCTTTATCTGCACCAGTATCGAGAAATACAAACTTTTCAAACACAGAAGAACCAAACAACTTATTCAAGTTATTGATGCGCAGGTCTTGCGCTGAAGATTCCAGTGAAAGGGAAGTAATCACATGAAATACTGCCCCATGTTTACGGTGGAGTTTATCCACATAATGCATAGCATCACGAAGAGGAGGAAGAAAGCCGATCGCTGAACTTTCATTGAAGAACTTAACTAGTTTGGTTTTTTCTTCTTTTGAAATGCCATAGCGCTCACCTACATCATAATAGAGATGCGAATCTTCTACTTCTTTATAACCGTGGCGTTTCATCCACGTGTTAAAGGCATACTCCCAGTTCAATAGTACTCCATCACAGTCAGTCAAAATTCGCATAGCGATTCCTTTTCATTTTCACAATTCATTATAACAAGGATTATTTTAGATGTACACTATTATTTTACACTGAAGTATCTTCATCCACTTCATCAACAACGATCCAATTGATTTTTGTTCCCTTATAGCGATGAACATCTCTATGCTCCTCTGCCATGCGGATTTTTTTCTTAAACTCACCATTTAGAGTTTTAGACTTGTTACGCCCATTCTTTTTGTTGCGTGGGTCGAAGCGTGTAAATTTAGCCATTTTACCTTTCCATTTTGATTTTAATGCAGACTAAAACTAATCTATATCCTTTTTCGATTTTAGAAACTCCATGAACAGCATTTGCATCCCATACAATTGCATCACCTGGTTTTTCTAAAAAACGAGTTAGCAATCGTTCTCTAAGATTTCCTTTAGAATTTGGGTCTTTATTTAATTGATAAGAATCACCTGCTATTACATTCATACCGCCAATGATATCTTCAGCTTGATCAATTAAAATAACATTCGTATGCTGATCTCTTCCCATTCCCCAATCTTGGGATTCTGCATGCAATCCAGAAAATGATCCTTCAATATAATGCTTTATCCAACTACTACAAATGTAATATTCAGGATCTCTAGGATAAGTAAACTCATTAAGATACTCAAATAACTCTATATGGTTTTCCCAAAAATCTTTTTCGAGACCACTAAAATTATATTTGTTTAGAGTTCCCATATGTCTTTCTAAATTTTGTTTACCCCTATTTTCATGTGCTAATTCTGGATTAGAATAAAAATCTGTTTTTAGTAAATTAAAAAGATCTGGGTTATCTAAAAAATAAATAAATCCCGATTCCATAACTTATCCTTTTATACCTAACATTTCCTTTGTCATGATATAATCTCGAACAAAGTCGGATCGTACAATATCTTTCCATGTAAACTCAATTACATCAAACTGATTTAATTGTACCACAATATTCATGAATTGTAAAATACCTTTTTTGTCATTATCCTTTTGGAAGTCTGACTGATAATAATCACCACACATAATGAATCGACACTGATGGCCTACTCGTGTGATGACAGAATCAAGTTCATGGAAGTTAAGGTTTTGCATTTCATCTACTAGAATGATAGCATTATTAAATGTTGTACCGCGAATGAACGAGGTAGATTCAAAACGAAGTTTCTTTGCCGCAATTAACTTCGTCCATGCTTCCCCATCATTGAAAATTTCTTTCAATAGACCAATATATGGTGCAGCATATGCTTGTTTTTTCTCTTCTTCATCTCCAGGCAAAAAGCCGATATCCCGTGTAGGGACAATTGAACGCACAATGACAACTTCTTCAAATTCAGATTCCCTATCGAGAACCTGTTCTAAAGCAAGGCGTAATCCTAGAAACGTTTTACCTGTACCTGCAGAACCAGACAATACAAGGTTATATCCATCTTTCCAGGATTCCTTTGCATTCATCTGATTTTGGGTTTTTGGTTCGAAATGTTGAAGATTTTCTAATTTAATACTATTTGAGGTATAAGACCTAGACATTAATTGTATTGCCCCTTCCTGAGCCTTTTTTGACTTTATTTTTTAGAAGATCTTTGAATCCTTCGGGAACTTTCATATCAGAATTTCCCATACGATTACTAATGATTTTCAGGGGCACAAGTACCTGTTGAAAATTTGGATTTTCATTTATGGTTGCCTGCAATTCATCCCAACTGCAAATGACATCCCATTCTTCTTCACTTTCGATATCTTTTAATGTATATACTGGCATTATCTTTCCGAGACTGTTTCTCTTGACTTAGTATATATCAAATAGTAACGTCATCAGAGTCAATACTAGCAACTCTGATGACTAAAGGACTAGATTTTAAAGTGATATAATCGTCAGATACTTCAATATTAACCGAAGGTTTCACGCTAGGATATACTGTGATAAATCCATCATCTTCAATATCTTCAGGCGTAGTCATAGTATTTTCTCCGATTAAGCTGCAAAACGCAGCTATGAATGTACACAGTTATTTTCACTTTTTTGAAATTATTTTAAAACTATTTTACCCAAGCGCCAATTCTTCCATGAATCTCAGTATCATATTTCCATCTGTATCCTTCTTTGGATAAGTCTGGACCATCAAGATTGAACACTGGTATATATTCACTTATACCGTCTTCAAAGTCAGGATTCCAGCGAAGATGTACCTCAATTAGTTTGTCTCCAATAAACTCACAGTTAATTTCTTTATAATTAATGGCAAGACTAGACAACCTATATGGCAATGGAATCTTATCGTCCACTTTTTTCCATTTTTCCCACTTAGTGAAAGTGTCAGGATTCTTAAATCCTTCTACGGCAAGAACCTGACTTCCAATATGATAGTCTACAGAGATATGCCTACCTTCAAACCATTCGCACCAGAAATATCCATGAGGAAGATGATCAGTGTTGTCATCTAACCACTTTTTCTCTGCTCCTAAACCGAGGCCTTTCATGTTGACGCATGGACGCACAATATACCATCCAGGTTTAGGTACGCTCATACCCACTGGCCCGCACACGTAACCACGCATACGTGATAGAATGAGTTTATCTAAAACCCACATATCATATGGTGATACTATGTTCCATGCATCTTCTTCTGTTCTCATGCCGCTTTATTAAACCACTCTGGAATATCTCGTCTAGTCCAATCCATGGAAAAACGATCTTGTTTAGTCTGATAGAATGCACGATAAGATCCAACTGGATCATCATGATTAATGCATTCTGGCGATGCACCCATAGCAAGTTTGAATGGGGTGAGACCCTCATAAGCAATGTTTTTAGGTGGGATAGATAGAATGTCTTCCAGTGCCACCCAAGACTTATGCTTTTTACGATAACGATATTCAAACTCAGTAGCAAGTGCTTGAAAATGATCATAGTGCCAAATATAATTAGCAATAGATTCCATAGTCCATACAGTGCAAGGATGACCTACATGGACTGCCTTATAGAGAATATTTTCCCTTTTATCAGGCAGTGTCCAACCTTTAATGGTGGTCTTACCTGACTTAGAAGGAACTTTAACCTGTTTACCATCAAGTACTCGATGCACAGTAGACAACATTTGTGCAGACTCTAGTACCATTTTTACTACATGTTTATCGCACTGCAACTGTGCAGCTTTGATTGGGTTCTTATCTAACACAAAGATATTCATGGTATACTACCCTCCATTAAAGAATACCTTTATATTATACAGAGATTTCTGTGTTTGTACACAGTTAATTTACATTACCTTTATTAAATTTTCTTCAATTTCTGCTATATGGTCATCGAGATATGCTTTTTTAGTTAGTACTTTATGCATTCTGTCTGTTCTTCCCTGTTTTCTATATCTATCTGCGTACCATTCTAGTTGTCTGGAATCTTTTTTTAGACGATCGATAGTTGCTGAGACCATAAGCATTCTCCTAAAGAAAAAGGTGCAGCGTCAAAGACGTGCACCTCATTGATTATTGTTATGTTTTATTATCTAACTTCATAATAGGCCTGGAAACGCTTCCTTTACTATTTCTGGAGTAAGATCCTTTACTGGTAGGCTCTTGTTAATCATAGCGCATACCAATTCTGCATCCTTTGGATGGATCGATTCAACGATCCCAAGGAATATTTTTTCGCGTTTAAACTTCTGCATATTTGGATGTGCACCGCCTTTAACGCAATATTTAAAATCTACATTTTTTCTAAGAAGTGTTGATGGAGTGCTGTGAGCCTCACATGCAGTATATGGCACATTTCCTTTAGGGAGTAGCCATTCAACTCTAGGGTCTAATGCACCCTTTAACACATCTTTTAGTGCCCATGATTCATTCTGTCTTAGCACTTTAATTTTTTCTTCGTGTGTACTTGCTTTTTCAAATCTTTCAAAAACTTCATAAATCTCTAAATGTCTTGCCATATTAAAAAAATTCCTCTACTGACCCAACAAGGAGCCTGCATTGTTTAGAAATAAGATATGGTAGAACCTTATTCTTTGCAGGCACTTCTTGTGTTACAAACTTATTTATAATTTCTTGTTTTACAGAATCTGGGCATTCAGACTCTTCTGTAAGAACAATCATCTTTTTATTGCGAATATAGTTGCGATATACCTGTTCACCCAATGCTTTAGGATCTTCAAGCAATGCTGCTTTCTTTTTAGCTGACAGTGTATTCTGCCGCTTACCTTCTACAAGGAACGTATCATCGTCAGAGAGAACGTTTGGCACACCGTCACCAGAGCAACCACCGAGGATCTGTTCTGCCTGATAAAGGCGAGGATTTGGATCTTTGACAAACTTCTTAGTAACAGTTGAGAACTGTTGGACATTATCATACTTTTGCAACTGAATGAAATCATGATCAGATGATACAATCATAACCTTTTCATAATTGCCAAATTCTTGTGTCCATTTGACAATCTCTGCAATAGAGTCATCAGCTTCGCAACCCCATTGACGAATAACTTTCCAAGGCATATTGGCACTGATCTCATCGAGAACAGTACCAATGTTCTCAAATGCCAAATTCCAATCGATCTTTGACTCTTCACGATTGATTTTACGTTTACCCTTATATTCTGGATAAACTTCTTTACGCCAATTGCCACCACCGTCAGCAACGATGACCATATCACCATAGTCTTTAAACTTCTGGCGATACATCCGAATGGAATTTAAAATCATATGACGGATCAAATTTAGATCATCATATTTGGCTTGACCCATTACGATAGGTGCAATAGCAACGCCACTAAAATCAAGCAGAATCATCAGTTAATCCATTTCTCTATGATATTGTATGTATGTTTGCATTTGCCGTGCATCTTCATGCCCCAGCAATCACATGACAAACCTTTGTCAGTAAATTCTATAGTGTAGGTATCACCTTTGCTACCAGACTCTTCCCATTTGGTACCAAGAGCCCAATGGCCAATAAAGTTGATATCTGTCGGTTTGTAGTAGCGAGGAGTAAACTTACGCATCGATCTGCTCATGCCATTCTGCCTTGTTCAGTACTGC